AAGTCCAAAAGAAAAAAAAGAAGATCATGTTTTTGAAGAAGTGAAAACTGAAATTGTGAATACTAAAAAAGGAGAAATAAAGCTTACTAAAAATATTAGTAGAAAAAGGAAAAAAAAGAATGTTCAAATTGAAATGTTTCAAGTTGCTTGAATATAGGGCCATTAACTTGGTCTTTTTTATTTAATAATAATTTTATTTTAAAAATAAAATAGAAAAAGTTAGCTTTTTTAACTTACCTTTTATACTTTTACATAACATAAATAATTAATTACATCATTAAAAAAATTACATCATGAGAAATTTCAGAAAAATATTTGGTTCAGTTGCAGAAAGTTATAATAGAAAAGAAACAATAAATTATGTTGATCTTAGGGATTTAGAAGCTAAATGTTCAAAAAGTGATTTAGTAAAAGATTTCATTCAATCATACAACAAATTGATTCCAGTTAGTTTGGAAGACGTTAAAAGACTTCAGGAATTAGTTGAAGATACTGAAGAACTAAATGAAATGTTTAAAAAAGAAAGAGCAAGAACACCTGAAAAAGAATTATCAAAAGAAGTAATTGAAAAGGAAATTGAAGAAAAAGTAATGGCTGAAGGTTTGAAAAAAGACGATAGGCAAACAATCCTTTTCAATGAAACAGGTTCTTTCTTTGCATTCAGTAATAAGCAATTAGATGAAAAGAAAAAAGAAGGTGTTGTTTATACTAATTTAGGAGCTGGTTTAATTTGCCCAAAAGGAAAAGGTGATTTTGTTTTTGAAATGCTGGAAAAAATAGAAAAAGAAGAAATTTCAAATAGAGTTAAAAACGGTTCACTTGAAGGAATTATTGAACAAGCTTTTTACAATTATGAAACAAATTACACTTGTGACGAAACCGACGCAAGGGATTCATTAGCTGGTTATATTGAACATTTCCCTAAGCTTTTTACTGAAAAATTAATTACAGCAGTTTTTAAAAAATGTTATAGAACATCGTTTTAATGGATATTTTAGAAATAGATTTCTTTTTTTCTCTTAAAGAGGAATTAACAGAAATCAAAAATAAAAAAGCTACTTGGGAGGAAGTAGCTTTTCATTGCCAGGAAAAGAATTTTGATATTTTTAGTCAAAAGGAAAGCAAGAAAGTTTCAGGCAGAATAAACAATTTCAAAAGGTACGGAATCCCTTCAAAGATTCAGCTCCTTTTTTTACAATCAGATTTCAAAGCTATTGATTAATTTCAATAGTTTTTTTTGCATTTAAAGAATATGATATGAAAATACAAAAAGTTAAAATTACAGAAGTAAAAAGAAACACAGACAATCCTAGAATTATCAAAGATGATAAATTTAATAAATTAGTGAATTCAATAAAAGAATTTCCTAAAATGTTAGAAATTCGTCCAATTGTTGTGAATGAAAAAATGATTGTTTTAGGTGGAAACATGAGATTGAAAGCTTGTAAAGAAGCAGGATTGAAAGAAGTGTTTATCATTAAAGCTGAAGACCTTACAGAAGAACAACAAAAGGAATTTATCGTAAAAGATAACGTTGGCTTTGGGGAATGGGACTTTGAACATTTAGCGAATGAATGGGATTCTGAAAAGCTTCAAGACTGGGGCTTAGATATACCTGAATTTGAGATTGAGGGCAATACAGATGAAGATGCTAAAAATCAAGAGTATTCAACAAAAATAGATTCGCCCAATTACGAAACAAAAAACGAGAAACCAAAAATATCAGAATTGTATGATTTTTCTAAAACAGAACAACTCATTAAAGAGATAGAAGACTCAAGCGTAAATGATGATGTAAAAAAGTTGTTAATAGTTTCAGCCCAAAGACATATTGTTTTTAATTATAAAAATATTGCTGATTACTACGCTCATTCGGATAAAAACACGCAAGAATTAATGGAAAAGTCTGCTTTGGTTATAATTGATTTCGACAAAGCTATTGAGAATGGATATGTGAAACTAACTGAAGGGATCAAGGAACTGTACGAAGAAGAATTATGAAAAACGAAAATTTTTGTGTTTTTATATTAACACACGGAAGACCTGAAAACGTTATTACATACAAAGAGTTAAAGAAGTGTAATTATACTGGAAAAATATTCATTGTTATTGACAACGAAGACAAGAAAAAAAACGAGTACATAGAAAAATACGGAGATGAAGTTTTGGTTTTTGATAAATTAGAAGTGTCAAAAACTTTTGATGAAGCTGATAATTTTGAAGATAGAAGAGCTATTGTTTATGCAAGGAATGTTTGTTTTAAATTAGCTAAAGAAAATGGGTATAAGTATTTTATTCAATTTGATGATGATTATTCCAGTTTTCATTATCGAGTATATAAAAACGATTGTTCTGTCCCAAAAAGAATAAAAAATATTGACAAGCCATTAAAACTTCTTTTGGATTTTTACAAAAGTATCTCAGCTGATACAATAGCGATAGCACAAGGTGGGGATTTTATAGGTGGAAGCGCAAACCAAAATGCTGTCAATCCTAAATTGAGAAGAAAAGCTATGAATTCGTTTATTTGCTCAACCGAAAGACCTTTTAAATTTCAAGGAAGGATAAATGAAGATGTGAACACATACACAAATGGAGCAAGTAAAGGTTTATTAATGTTTACTATCCCATTTTTAAGTTTAGAACAGAAAACAACCCAAAGCAATAGTGGAGGAATGACAGACATATATTTGGACAATGGGACTTATGTCAAAAGTTTTTACTCCGTTATTTTTCAGCCATCAAGTGTTACCATAAAACTAATGGGATCAAGTCATAAAAGGCTTCATCACTCTGTTAAATGGGAAAATACAACACCAATGATTATTAGTGAAGATATTAAAAAGAGGTAAAATATGAAATATAATAAAAAAGAAATATTCAAAGAAGCTAAAAAATTAATAGAGAAAAATAAGCTGTTTTTTGTTGAAGACTTGGTTTCATTGTTGCCATTGTCAAAGCCTACCTTTTACGAATACTTCAAGGTTGGCTCTAACGAATTTAACGAGATAAAGAAGCTTTTGGATAATCAGAAGATAAACCTTAAAGTTTCAATGCGTTCTAAGTGGTACAAATCAGATAATGCAACTTTACAAATGGGATTAATGAAGTTGATTTGTACCGATGAAGAAAGAAAAATACTTTCCACAAATTACACTGATGTAACAACAAAAGGAAATGAAGTTGTAAGTGTACCAATTACTTTTGTTGATTTTGAAGAAAAAAACAAAGAAGAAAAATGAAATTCAGTAAAAAGTATCAGCCATTATTGGCGAAAGCTTACGCAAGGGAAAAAGTAAATTCAATTGATTTTGATTCTTTAAGTGAAAAAGAAAAAGATTTTTGGACCAAGCTTGATAATGTTGATACTTTTGTAATTACTGGAGGACGTGGAAGTGGAAAGTCTTTAGCCGTTGAAGTAGATGCTCATTTTAGAGGTTATCAATTCGGACATAATACATATTATACAAGATATACAAACGATTCATTAGAAACGACAGTAAAAGCTGATTTTGAAAAGGTATTGGAATTGTTGCCTTATAAATGTGAATTCCAAAAGAACCAAATCAAATATGAAAACAACGGATTAATTCATTTTAAAGGATTGAAAAGAGGTTCAAAAGCCCAAACTGCTGGAGGAAAAGGACTTTCATCTTTCAACGTTCAAGTTGTTGAAGAAGCTGAAGAACACCCATCATTTGAGGAATTTGACAAAATGAGGTTATCATTAAGAAGAAATGATTTAGCCAATTATTCAATACTTCTTTTGAATCCAACAACAGCTGAACATTGGATTTACAAAAAGTTCTTTCAAGAAAATAATGTAAAAGCCGGATCAAATACGATTGTTAATGATGTTTGTTATATCCATACTTCTTATTTAGATGTAGATAAAAAACACCACACAAGGGAAAATTGGCTATTGTATGAAAAAGGTCGCAAGGCTTATGAAAGCTTTAATTTACTAACTGAAGAAGAAAAAGAAAATTGTAGTCAAGAAATTAAAAGGCTTCATAAATGGTATAAATTCGTTGTTCTTGGTGGTTGGCTTGAAAAACAAGAAGGAGTTATTTTTGAAAATTGGCATGAAGGAGAATTTGACGATTCTTTGCCTTATATTTTCGGTCAAGATTACGGTTTTGATGATCCAACAACATTGGTAAAAGTAGCGATTAACAAGAAGAAGAAACTGTTGTATCTTGATGAATGTTTTTATTTAAGTGGACTTGATGAAACCAAAATATTTGAAATGAATCATAAAATATGCGAACAAAATTTAATAGTCGGAGATTCGGCATCAAAACAATTAATTAACTCATTGCGTAATAAAAAAGGACCAGATGGAAAAGGAATAAATTTAATCGGAGCAGTTAAAAAAGCTGGAAGTGTACTAAGTGGTATAATAAAATTACAGCAATACACCTTGATAATTACTCAAAGAAGTGTAAATTTAAAAACAGAATTAAACAATTACGTTTGGTTAGACAGAAAATCTGATACACCTGTTGACGATTTTAACCATTTAATTGATCCGATAAGATACGCTTTAGGATATTTAGACCGATAAAAAATGGAAGTGATAAACAAAATTAAATCTTTTTTCAGTTCTTCAAAGAATTATTCTTTTAGTTCAAGTTCTTCAGGTAGTTACAGCCTTTTCGGTTTTAATAATTGGAACGGACATTCAAACCATGATGAAGAAATTCTTATAAATGAAGGATATTTAAGTAATGAAGATATTTTTGCAGTTCTTGAAAAGTTGGTCCATACTTCAGCAAGTATTCCAATGAAGCTTTATGAAAAAGAGGGCGACAATTGGGAAATGGTAGAAGACATGAATAATGAATTATTGAAACTTCTAAAAAATCCAAACAAAGAACAAACATTAAAAGAATATAGAAGGGAACAATACTTGAATTATTTATTAACTGGGGACTTATTCGAATTAAAAAGAATGTTGCTTGGTTTTAATTATCCAACTTCTTTAAATATTTTGCCTTCTCAATACGTAGAAATCGAACTCGAGGACCAAAACAAATTCTTTTCCCCTGTAAAAGATTATATTTTTTCATACGGTGGTTATAGAACGCTTTATGGTGTTGAAGAAGTTATTCATTTAAAAAATTTAGATCCTTCATATCCTTGCAATCAAAAAGGGCTTTCACCTTTACAACCAGCCTATACTTCTTTAAGTACTTCAAATCAAGTTCATTACGCTGAAAAAAGCATGATTGAAAATAAAGGAGCTACTGGAATGATTAGTTCAAATAATAATGACTATCCTTTAAGTGCTGAAGAAAAGGAACAAATTGATAAAAATTTTAAGGATAGAACAGGAGGTGCAAACAATTATAATAAAACAATTACAGTTTCTTCAAATGTTAAATTTGAAACACTTGGACTATCTCCAAAAGAATTGACATTAACTGAAATTGATATTAATAAATTGCG